AGAATTTTTATCTACAAATACAATAATATATCTACATTCTCTGTTTAGTAAACAATATAATTTTGTTATATACATACTATATTTTTCAGTATCTTTAATCTTTGTCATTGTTGGATTTCTAAAATAATCTGAAAAATATTTATATATATTATCTCTAGACGGGTCATAATCGTCTATTATCTGTCCATATGATGCCATTTATTATGTTAAATGATTGTTTTAAATAATAAAATTAAAATATTTTTAATAATAAAATGATATATCTAAAAGCCCCGAGTCTTTATAATACAGGAATAATTAATAAAAATTATAATGATTTTTTAAGAATGAAACAAGGACTAATGCCACAAAATTTATCAAGTGATTGTTTTTCACCGAATAATTGGACTTCATACGAGGTCCCTGTTAAACAAGAATTCAGTTATACTGGAGAAAATAAATATCCAGTGAATTTTTATAATCTAACATATAATAGCAACCCTCCTTCTGATATGTGCCCGTGTGTTAGATATGTCAAACCTGAATAAAAATATAAAACTTATTTACAAGTTTTATATTTACGAAAATTTATTTACAATTAAATTTTTACAAAGTTAGTTATTTGCGACTGTAAACTTTAGGGATGTACAATTGACATGCTATAGATGTCAAACTCATTCAAGTTGGCAAAATAATATTTACTGGTAAACCGAAAGCTGGATCATACAATATGATATTTAGAACGGAAAGTCAGTATAAAAATTATTAGTTTATAGTTTTTGAACATATATCTTTAACGAAGTCGTGAAGTATATCAGTTTTTGAGATAATTTTATCATTTCTGGTTCTTCTATTATATTTACATTTTCATCTTTATATTTTAATTTTCTTATTGAAAATCGGTACATACTATTCTATCTTTTAACGGATACTCAAGCGCATATTTAACATACCCATCAACACCATCTTTAATATGTTCTATTGTCAGGAATTCAGCTTGGTCTTTCAAATGTTGTTCTGTTATAGGTGTAATAATCTGGCTGTAAGAAAAAATTATTTACAATTTAAAATGTTATTTTTTTTTGAAATACGGTCAGTATACTATGTAGTATTATTATTGACAATAAGTAAATATTTTCTATAAAAGTTGGGATCATCCTAAAAAAATTAAAAACTACTTTTAATTTGTTTTTGTAATAATCAATCTTATTTTCAATAATACTTACTGTTTCTTCTAGACATTTCATTTTATTCGTTAAATCATTTATTCGTTTTTGTTGATATAATAAAAATAATATCAATAAACTAATCAATATATCATTATTTGTATTTTTATATTCTATATTCATTCTTTCTTTTAGGTAAGTAATCATGGTATACGTACTCAATTATACTTGTAATCATCTTATAAAGTTTCAATTTTTCTTATAACTAAAATTTTATACCCATATTTTTCAAGAATGAGACATTAATTTTAAACATAATATTATGTTTAAAATTAATTATTTTTAATGTTACAAAAATTGAATTTTACATTAAAAATATATTAGTAAAAAGAACCTGATCTTTAACATATTACACATTTTTGATTTTCTAAATTTTCTATAGTTTCCGCACCTGTTAAAATTTTCATTAGATCTGATCTAGCATCTTCTTTCTTTTCCTCGAAAACATATTTATCAAGAAAAGTTGTAACAGTTCCATTAATTTCGGGATCTTCCTTAACTTTATTACTTAACATTTTAATTGTTTCTTTAAATTGCTTTATTTTACTTTCTTTATCTTCCATATTAGAAAAAAAATCTTCTGGTTTTACAACTTCTTCTGGTTTTACAACTTCTTCTGATGTATTTCCTTCATTAATAACCTGTTCTTCTTGCTTTTCTTGCTTTTCTTGCTTTTCTTGCTTTTCTTGCTTTTCTTTATTTTTTTCTAAATCTTCCTTGATTTTAGCTAATTGTTGAGTGAATTTTTTTATTGTGTCTTCACTGCTTAAGTGTGATTTAAACTGATTCATTAAGTCATCCATTATATTTCTTATAATTTTCTTTTTAGACTAGTTTTTAAAATGGTATTATATTTATTTGTCGTGTGTAAAAGTGAAGTATAATTACACCCAGATTTTTAGATGTATCATAATAAAAATCTGGGTCTTAAAGATATACAATACTTAGAATTTTTTTATATAATTTAAAATTGAATTATAATGTAATCAAGACTATATATAAAACAGATATGTTGTCAATAATTATATTTAGTAGATATGAAACACAACGTATATTTACCAAACTAACAAATGATCTTATTGAATTTGCTTCATTCGAAACATTATATTATACTGGAACAGGAGATAATTTAAATGATCTAGATGCTGTAGATCCAGACGGTGGACCGTACATATGTAAAGGTTATAAAATTAAATTTAAAGAAAATGAGCAATATATAGTTGAACATTTTTCAAATATAGAATTTGATGATGAAAAAGAATATCTAAAAGTTTTGTTACATGTTAAAAAGATTGAAGAATAATATAATATTATAATTAAAAAATAAAAATTGATATTTCTTTATATCTTCGTATAAAGAAATAATATAATATGACAAGTTCAATTATAATAGGAGATACTCATTTTAAAATTGATAACACAACTGAAGTAGATATATTTATCGATAAAGTTTTAAATATGGTAGAAGAAAATCTACCCGACTTTGTAGTTTTACTTGGTGACACTTTAGATACTCATGAGAGAGTTCACACTACTCCTTTAAATAGAGCTTATAGATTTATAAATGGTATTAAAAAACTTAGTAAAGTATTTGTTTTAGTCGGAAATCATGATTATCAAAATAATCAACAATATTTAACAGACAATCATTGGCTAAATGCCATGAAAGAGTGGGAAAATGTAGTCATAGTTGACAAAGCTGTTTCAGAAGTTATTAATGACCAAACTTTTATATTCTGTCCATATGTTCCAAATGGGAGATTTCAAGAAGCTTTAAATACATTGGATATAGATTGGAAAGATGCAACATGTATATTTGCACATCAAGAATTTAAGAACTGTAAAATGGGAGCTTTTAATTCTATAGACGGAGATGAGTGGAATGATGATTTTCCAAATATAATTTCGGGTCATATACATTTGAACCAAAAACCTCAAGGTAATATATACTATCCAGGTTCTAGTCTTCCAGTAGCTTTTGGTGAATCAAATAATAATATCATTGCATATGTTGAATTTGAAAAAGTAAATTATAAATTGGAAGAAATTAACCTGGGTCTTCCAAAGAAAAAGATTTTCTATATAGATGCTGGGGATGTAGATAATTATGTAATACCAGATACAGAAGATAAGATTAAATTATCTATTTCCGGGGTTTATGAAGACTTTAAAATTTTCAAGAAAACAAAAAAATATAAAGAAATATTAAACAAGGGTATTAAAGTTACTTTTAAACCAAAAAGGATTGAAATTAAGAAAAAGAAAGAAACATTAAAAGATAATATTGAAAATAATACCAATGATTTTAAAATCATTATTAAAGATATAATTGAACAAGAAAAGAATTCGTATTTATTTGAAGCGTATGAACTTGTAGTCAATAGTAAACAAATTCACGCAGAAGATATATTATTTTTATAACTAAATTTAAAATTGAAAATATATATAAATACACTTACATGAAAAGTATAAAATGTTAACAACCCGTAATAAAAAAACTTCTTATACAGAAGAATTATTACAACAAGGAAAGGATATTATACGTGAAAACTCATTTTATTATACACTACACGTTCTTTTGAAATATTACTTCGTAAAGAGTCAAGATTTTTACTTGTTGAATTTTATTAAGGATATAACAAATAGTGAAATGGAATTTAAGGTCTTTATGATATACATTGAATTTGCTATATATAATTACAATACTCACTTAAAAGATGTATACACTAAAGACACTCTTAAAAATGAAGATGATATAGTATTTATTTTAATAGCGTATATAAAAAAATTATATGATAGTGATCATTCAGTGTTGAAACCATTCATTAATTCTGTATCAGAAAACGAAGATGATGTTCTAGAAAAATTTAATATCGTCAAAACCACGTATAATTTAAAGTTAGAAGCTTTGGAAAAGTTTGAAAAAATAAATAACGCGATTGCTTATTTAGAAAAAGCAAAAGAACATGAAAATGAAGCTAAGATATATTCAAATATGGCGATGGAACTTCTACATGATTTACGGGGGCAATTTAAAAACACTTTATATAATGATAATCAACCAAAACTTATACTTAAAAGTTCTTAAAAATACATTACTATTAAATTTTTTAACACTTAATACCGTGTTAAAAAATTATATCTATTTTTACATTAGTATTTTACTTATCATGTCGCTTGAAATTGAAAATTTTAAACTAATTTTTAAATATCTTCTATCGACTTGACCAAGTAATACTTAATAACTTCAATATTTGGTTTGTTTACTTGTTTACAATTAGAAAGACAGAATTCCAAACTTGTATTATTATCTAATGTTATATAATTTGGCATCTCTTGATTAAATACAGAATAATAATCTTTAAATTTGAAAGAACTTTTATTGAAATGTAAACTTTTATAACTAAAAGGAGTTGCGAACAACCCGTTATTAATTTCATACGAATCAGAAGTTATTAAACCATGCAAAGAAGAAGAAAGTATATTTTCACAAGATACTAAATTATTTATATAAGTTTCAACATCATTTTTCGGATCTATGAATAATACATCTGGTCTTGAAAATATTGAAAAACTTTTAATATCAAAATCAGTCCAATCGATATCTACATAGTGAGGTATTATTCCTAGTTTATATTTTTTTGATATATTTAAAGGTTTATACACTCTATCAATTATAAGACCACCGTCTCCTAAAGTTACAGGTCTATTATCATATTCAAGTAAAGATAAAGATAATTTACCTCTAATTGCACAAGGAGCCTTAGATAAAATTTTCTTTGTTGTTCTTGGCATGAGAAACCCAGAACTCCATATATTTCCTGTATATTTTTCTGGTACAAGATCAAGCAAACTTCCTATAGCATATAAATCTATATTATTAGTTTTAGATTGTTTTATAGGTATTCTATACTTATTAAAAATATACGGAGTTAAGATATCCCCAAAATTAGTATATTTTCCATTATATGTATCACACCAATATGTATTCATTTAATAAAAAAAAATTAACCTTTTAAATTATTATTATACCCAGTTTTTTTAGAACGAGAGACATAATTTTAAACATAATATTATGTTTAAAATTATTACGGAGGCGGATATCTTTCAAATAAACATATTTCATAAAAAGTTTTCATATTTTCAAAACGTATTTTATATTCTTCTTCTGTCTGCTAGCAATAACATCATTAAATATAGTAAAAAATATTAAAATATATCTTACTATGAAAAT